GAGAGGAACGCCGTCTAAAGGATTGATGCAGACCATTGATCCGACGTTTAACTCCAATAAAGGCAAGGGCATGAATGATATTTGGAACCCAATTCATAATGCCGTAGCAGCCATTAACTACATTAAGGGCAGATATGGCACAGTCTTCAATACACCGGGATTACGGAGTATAAGAAGAGGCGGTCCTTATAAAGGCTACGCAAATGGCGGACTGATTACTCAGGAGCAGGTAGCTAGAGTCGGTGAAGGAAACAAACGTGAATGGATTATTCCAGAAGAAAGAGGCATTCGCGGAAGATATTTATTGACGCAGGCAGCCAAGGCACTTGGGATGCAAGTCTATGATCCATCAAATGCATCTGCTCCTTTACCAGAATCCCAGATGCAGCAAGTGACCTCAGCTCAATCATCAGCTGGCGGTTCTACATCATCGGGAACGAAACAAATCACCATCCAGTTCAATGGAGATCAGCATTTCCACAATGGACAAGATCAACAGTCTCTTGTCGAAAAAATAAGACAAATGCTCGTAGACGAACTGGAAGTAGAGCTTCATACAGGAACGAAGGGAGTCGTGATCGATGGGTAAATCAGTGTATCAATTGTGGATTTCCCAAGGAAAGGACAAGCTGCGATTCCCTGTCCTTCCATCCGAACTCGAAATCACAAATCATGTACAAAATGAAACAGTGAAGGTCGCCTCTTTTGGAGAACTGACCTTTATTGATGTGCCATCGGCTAAACAAGTATCATTCACCTCATTATTTCCTAAGAAATATTCGCCGATTGCTGAATATAAAAGCATTCCATCACCAGAGAATGCAATAGCGAAAATTGAACGAATGATGCGGTCGAAGAAGTCCGTGCGATTGATTGTTACAGGGACTAAAATCAATATGACGTGCAGCATTGAAAGCTTTACCCACAAGGAAGGGTCATATGATATTGGTGATCGTGAATTTACGATTGAGCTAAAGGAATATAAAACAGCATCGCCTAGGAAAATCAAACAAAAGAAAAAAGCGAAACAAACCAAAAAGAAAAGACCCTCAGCATCACCACCAAAATTGTACACCGTCAAAAAAGGCGATACTTTGTGGGCCATTTCAGGCCGGTTTTATGGCGATAGTACAAAATGGCGGCGTATTTGGAATGCCAATAAAGCAGCGATGATTAAACGAAGTAAACGCAATATTAAGCAGCCGGGACATTGGATTTTTCCTGGACAAAAACTAAAAATACCACAATAGGGGGGCTGACATTGATTGAGCTTTTTGCCATTAGAAGCGGCACTATGTATGAGCTTGTTACAGAAAGTGTGACACTTCAGGGGCAAAGGTATCAAGCTCCTCGCTCTATTCAGGCGAATATTATCACAAAGCAAGGCAGTCAAACATATTACCGTGTCTCAGAAGGAGACACGGTTCTTTTTAAATGGAAAGGAAAAGAGCTGTTCAGAGGCATCGTTTTTTCTAGGACGCCTGTTGATGGGAAACTGACCTTTACCGCATACGATATGCTCCAATATTTAGTGAAAAACCAAGATGTATATGTGTTTTCAAATCAAAGAGCAGATCAAATTTTGAAGCGAATTGGAACTGACTTTCAAATCCCTATGACCTCCATCGCCAATACAGGACATGTCATGAAGTCTCTTGTTTTTAAAAATGACACGAGTTTGTATGACATCATTCTGAAAGCACTCAAGGAAACGAAGCGGCAAACCGGTAGAAATTATCAAATTTATTCTGCTAAAGGCAAGATGGGACTGCGAGCTTGGCCTGATCCAGAGGACATCTGGGTCATTGAATCAGGCGTCAATCTTATTGATTATCAGTACAGCACCTCTATTGAAGAGACAGCAACACGTGTGAAGATGCGTACGTCTGTAGATGAACAGGGGAAGAATAAGAAAAAAGGAAGCAAATCAGATATTGTGGTGATCGAACAGGATAAAGCGGGTCAAAGTAAGTATGGCATTTTACAGCATGTTGAGACAGTGACTGGACAAATGAATCAGCCGCAGCTCCAGCAAAGAGCAAAAGTTCGTCTGGCAGAGAAAAAAGGCGTCAAACAAGAAGTGAAAAGCATACAAGCACTCGGAATTCCTGAACTGCAAAGCGGTCTGCCAATCTATTTGAAAATCCCAGAAATCAACGTAAAAAAAACCTACTGGATTGATCAAGACAAGCATGAATTCAATGGAGTGAAACACACCATGACCATTGACGTTGTTGAGAAAAATGTTATGCCAAAGGGTGATCAAGCGTGAGATTAAGTGAAGCGATTAAACGACTCGCTGTCAATGCAGTAGACGCAGCCTCTCCAATTGATCTGGTCATTGGAGAAGTCACGGCGGTTTCGCCTCTCAATATCAGATTAAATGAAAATAGTAAGTTGATCATTCCAGAAGAACTGCTTATTTGGCCAAAGCGCTTAAATAAGGGGGAGGATGATGAATTAAAAGCGGGAGACAGTATTATGGTGCTCGCAATGGCGGGAGGACAGTCCTTCTACATCATCGACAAATTGTAAGGGAGGTGATGAACGTGGCACTTTCACCAGAGGAAGAAATCGAGGAAACAGAAGAAGACGACGAGGTAGAAACCTCGATGACGTATCGCATAGATTTTGAAAATGGCAGGCTGACAAATGAAGTCATTTCGGGGATTGAGGCGATCAGGCAATTCATTTATATGACATTGCGAACAGAGCGGTATGCACATCCTATCTACAGCCACGACATTGGCACTGAAATTCAGGAACTATTGACAGACACAGAAGCAACGGACGAATACAAAGAAATGGAGATTCCAAGATTGCTAGAAGAAGCACTAATCGTTGACGAGCGTATTGATCATATTGAAGAAATAGAGGTCACGAAGCAAAATGACACGTTTCAAGTCAGACTAGCCGTCGTCACAGATGAGGGCACATTAGAAATAGAGGAGGTGATGGAGGCCGATGTTTGAGGAGCAAACGTATGAAGCATTGATGGAAAGAATGCTGGACAGGCTGCCAGATGACATAGATAAAAGAGAAAACAGCATCATTTGGAATGCCCTGGCACCTGCTGCCGCTGAACTGGCTCAGTCGTATATTTGGCTTGATCAAGTATTTGATCTTGTGTTTGCTGATACAGCGCAGGGCGAATTTTTAGATCGACGAGCGGCTGAAGTAGGAATTGAACGAAAGCCGGCCACCACAGCGGTCTGGTCCGCAGCCATTCAACCGGAGAATGTAAACATCCCTATAGGCTCAAGGTTTTTTATTGAAGATGTTTATTTTCAATATTCGAAGGATGGCACATTGGAATGCGAGACAACTGGTACAGCCGGCAATGGGCAATTAACAGGTCAACCGCTGCTATCACTTGATACAATCCCAGGCCTTGAATCGATGATCATGAAAGAACTCGTGATACCGGGGCAAGAGGAGGAAGATGACGCTTCATTATATGATCGATATTTAATACGTGCAAGGAGAGAGGCTGTCAGTGCCAACAGAGCCCATTACAAAAAGTGGGCCGAGGAAGTGGTTGGTGTCGGCAGAGCGAAAGTGTTCCCGCTTTGGAATGGAGAGGGAACGGTCAAAATTGTCATCACTGACGGCAATCTAGATGTAGCCTCTGATCTACTTGTCAAAAGGGTACAGGAGTATATCGACCCTGTGCCAGGAGAAGGGGAAGGACAATCTCCTATTGGTGCAAAAGCAACCGTTGAAAGCGCCAAATGGCTGGATATTGACATAGAAATGGCCGTCGAACTTCAAATGGACTGGACACTTGAAGGGGCGCAAAAAGAAATAGAAGAAAAGATCAAAGCGTTGTTAAAATCAATCGCATTTGAAAAAAGTACGATCCGCATGTCCGCCTTAAATGATATTTTGTATCATTCAGAAAGTGTGTCAGATTATGCAAACGTCTTACTGAATGGTGAGTCGAAAAACTTAGTATTACAGGACATTGAAATACCGCGTCTTAGGCAGGTGAAGGTTATTGAGCAAACATGATGAAATGAAAAACTACTTGCCGCCATATTTCACGGAAATTTATGATGTGGACCATTTACTAAGGACAGAGGCGCCAGAGTTTGAGCAATTGGACGAATCCATTTTTGATGTAACGGATCAGTTCTTTCCATTAACAGCGACGTGGGGATTGAATAGGTGGGAAAGAATGCTCAAGGTGCAGCGAGAATCAGATGATTCGATTGAGCTGCGCAGGGCACGCTTACTCAATATGATGTCAAACATTCCGCCAATCACGTATCTTTCTTTAGAGAAATCGGTGAATCGCTTTCTTAAAAATCCAAGTGCGATCATCCGCCTCACAGCCAATCGCTATCATTTTGCGTTACGTGTAAATCTGGATGACCTGCAAAACACAAGATATATTGTCGAAATACTCGAAACGTTAAAGCCTGCTCATTTGGCGTATACGTTCACCGCTAATCATCATACCGATGTTCATGAAAAAAACGATCATCATCAGCGGCTCACACTGCGAAGCAGGGTGGGTTTTTTCGATCATATCCCGATTTTACTCAATGGTGAATTTGTATTAAATGGTACGTTCTACCTGAGCGGGACACGAGGTACAACGGATGTCCCTGCTCGTTTTAGGCATTCGTTGAAGATGAGGATGCCGCTTCAACAAGAGAAGGAAACAACATGCCGCATGCATTATGTCATGACCGGAGCAGTGCATGAAACGAAGCAGGCCGCGGCACTGACTTTGCACGCAAAGAACCAGCTCCCGCACCACACGAAAAAGAGGATGACGTTCCGCCTGCCAGTGCATGTTCAAAATGAACAGGGCGGCAGCTTACTGATTAAGGATCATTACTGGATTCTAGATGGATCCGTTCCGCTTGACGGATCAAAAATGCTGGCAGCAACTTCTACAAAAATAGAGCTATAAGGAGGATCACAATGGCTGATCAATTAACCGTAACAACACTTTATGCACGTCAACAAATGGCAAAGGCAAGAGCAGAAGGAACAAAACTCACAAAAGTCGTCAAAATGGCGTTCGGAAATGGAGGAACAAAGGATGGAAAACCTCTCTCTCTTGACGGTACTGAACAAGCACTCAAAAAAGAATTAGTTCAAAAAGATATCGATTCATTTACCTTCATGGAACCAGCAAAAATCCGCTACACCTGCACGATCGCCGAAGGAGAACTCGCAGGAGAAGTCATCAATGAACTAGCCCTTGTCGACGAAGCCGGCAAATTCACCGCCGTCCGCACCATGACAGACAAACAAAAAGACGGCGACATTGAATTCGTATTTGAGATTGATGATATTTATTAATGGAGGGGAAAAGAAGTGAACATAAAATCACCTTTACCGTTTGAAACCTCTGACAAAGCCCATGCGAACTTATTTAACCGAATGGTCAACACACTTGTGGAGAATGACAATGCGCTCAGTCATCAAATAGCAGGAATCACGAATGAAAGCTTGTTTATTTTAACAGGCGACCAAGCCATTCAAGATGCATCAGTCAGCGGTGAGGAATATCCAATTGGCATTACGTTTATGGATATTGGCCAAGCCAATGATAAGGGATATCCGACGAGATATGGCTTTGTGAAGAATGAGAAGATCAGTAATTTTCGATTTGTACAATACTATTATGGTACTGGAAACGAAGCTGGTAATTATTTTGATAGTACTGGAATTTGGTGCAGGCATTGGTGGACGGGATCGGGGTGGACAGACTGGCATAAACTCTCTGGTTTTCTTCATACGAATATTGGCACAACTGGTAAGCAGCTGCTTAATAATGCAGAGCGACAAAAAATCCTTTTTAATCGAAAAATAAAAGATAGTCACAATCATTTTGATATAAAAAATAGTCGTTTTATTTGTCCGGAAAACGGTATGTATCTAGTAAACGCTGGAGTCTATATTGAGACGGTTCAAATGTATGCAAATTTTGAGCTGTCTATTTTTTTAAATGGTAAAAATTATAAAAATATATCTCATTATAGACATCTCCCTGCCACACCCTCTGAAACGGCAAAACTTGATATAGGTTTATATGGGGCTGCGAATGTGCCAGCGAATAAAGGAGATTACATTGAAATTTACATGTATATAGGATATGCGGGAAATTCCGATCGTTATATATCTGATAATTCAGGCTGGTACAACTATTTCGATATTACGGAATTAGGCGGACGAAATTTCCCGAGAGTGTAGGAGGATTCTGATGATTTTATATGAAGCCATTAAGTATAAATACCCCGATGCGGATCCGCAAAAGGATTTTGAGCTTAGAAATGACGGCGACGGTTCGTATATAAACGAATGGCATCTAGATGTGCCAAAGCCAACGGCAGAAGAATTGAAGGAATGGTGGGAGGCATCTCAAATCAATCCTCGATATCAACCACCTCTGCCGCTTGAATTTCTAGCGCAGGAAGTAGCGAAAGAAAAGCTGATGAGAAAACAACTTGAACATCAATGTGATCATCTAACAAACGAACTAAAGGCGTTAAAAAGAGAGATCCTTTTATATAAAGGAGAGAGTGAAACATGAATTATTGGGTAATGGCTTTATATTTTAAATGGGTGACTCCTGAAATGGTCAAGCAAGCAATCGAGCTAGGTGACTGTTCAATTGAAGAACTAAATGTAGGCTGTCAGCAAAGGGTGCTCACGGTAGAGCAGCTACAAGAGATCGATCCAAGCTTCAAAGCGAAGGAGTGAAAGCTAAATGGAAATAAAAGAACCAAAACCTTTTGAAGTAAACGATAAAGCGCATGCTGATTTGTTTAATGACATGGTCAAAGTACTTCTTGAAAATGATACTGGGCTATTAGGACAACTCACAAACCATACACATGATACGAAATCACATACAACTGAAGCAGAAAAGAAGAAATGGAATGAGTCGCAGAGCTATAAAATTACAGCAGATAATGGAAGTCAGTTAATTAATGTGCCAGCTGATGCGAGAATTTTTGATGCGATAAAAAATAAAGGAACATGTACATTTTTTGCAGCTGCTGGCGTCGAGGATTCTCCTGCACCAACTAATGTCTCGATAAGAGGGCTGCAGACAGCAGGTGAGGGAAATATTGGTTCTGGCTTTGCGATTGATAGTACAGGAAATGCTTATTTTTTCAGTTATAATGCCGGACATACATCTATGACATGGACAAAACTGCCTTCTGAAAGTGATAAGATAAGATGGGACAACGGTCAGCTAATAAAAATTACACAAGATAATGGAAAGCCCTTTTATCATGGAGTTGCTAGTGAGACAGACTATAATAGCCTTACTCAGACAGGCATGTATCTCATTTATAATCCTGGAGTAAACGGTCCACCATCCGTTAATCGAGTGTTTTTACTGGTCATGAGTTACGGAAATACATTAATACAAATAGCATACGAATCTGTTTATGGGAAAAACACGTACTTTAGAGTTCGTAAACAGGATGCAGAAACATGGACACCATGGGAGAAGCAAATCACGTTTTCAGATTTATTAGAAGGTACTTGGAAAAAACCTGAAAAAATTATAAATGGTTGGAAGGAATATGATCCTATTAATTTGCCAGTAAAATATCGCAAGAACCTGTTAGGAGAAGTTGAAATAGTAGGTGCGATAAAAGGTGGAACTTTAGGAAATAATGAAGTGTTTAATTTGTCTGAAGAATATCGGCCGAAGCAGGCGATCCATTTTATAGGAGTCGCTTCAAGTATAGGAACACCAGGAGTACCTCAATTCCATCGTACATTAATAGATAAGAATGGAAATGTATGTGTACAGTCTTCTTCAAATAATGCCAATCCCACTGAGTTTATTACATTTGGTTTTAAGTTCACTACCAGATAATTCAATACAACTGAAATATGAAAGGAGAATCACATGGAAATAAAGACACCTCGTAGTTTCAAAACCAGTGACAAAGCCCATGCGGAACTGTTTAATGACATGGTTAAAGTTATTCTTGAAAATGATGTTGGACTATTAGATCAAATCAATCAGCACAAAAGTGATACAACATCTCATGCATCTGAAACAGAAAAGCAGAAATGGAATCAATCTCAGCTATATAAAATGACAAATGATAGCGGGTCCCAGTTGGTCAATATTCCTGCCGGCGGTAGTATTTATAATGGGATTAAATCGTTAGGTGCCTGCTCGTTCTATGCTCCAGGCGGTTCGGGTGTAGTTGATTCTCCTGCTATAGGCAATGCAGCATTAAGAGGCTTTCAGTTAGTAGGTCAAAATAATATAGGCATAGGCATCGCCATTGACACTTCAGGCAATGCATTTTGTTTTTCCTATCACGTAAATGACGTTGGAATCAACTGGCTTCAATTACCTACTCAAAATGAAAAAAATAAATGGGATGCAGGACAATTATCTAAAATTACTGCTGACGACGGAAAGGCTTACGAAAGAATTAATGCAAATGATCCTAGTATTTTAGATAAGCTCTTAAAATTACCAGGCGTGCATTCGTGGTATATCCATGAAGCACACCCTGATCTGCCAACAAGAAGTTCTATGAGAGCCTTATCTGTTTTTAGTGAAAACATTTATGGTTGGATTATTGGGGCAAATAATACAGGCGATGTGTACATCAATCGATCAACAACTGATGTTACGGGTACTCAGCAAGAATGGAGTGGCTGGAAGAGATTGAACGAGCATCCGTTATTGAAAGCGAATGGAACTAGAATGCTTATTTCTAGTGGCACAGATATTTTAAGCTTACCGTCTGGTTTTTATTACGTGTCTGGAACGAATGCTATTAATATGCCTACAACCAATGATGCATCTTGGTTTAATGTGGATATTATAGAAGCAGCCGGTAAACGTAAGACTCTTCATATTATTAGAAGTTATGATAATATGCATTGGTTTGGAACAGTGCATAATGAGGGTGTTTTTTCTGGTTGGAAACGATTGTTAACCGATACAGAGAAAATAGAATGGAAGTCCCCAACCACTCTATTAAACGGATGGAAACAATACGGCACTCAAAAAGTGCAATTTTATAAGAATGCATTTGGAGAGGTGGAGTTAATTGGATCTATTGCAGGAGGTACTATCGGTTTTGAGGTACCTGCTTTTACATTGCCAAGTGGTTATCGTCCTATACAGGGTATGCATTTTATAGGGGTAGCATCGAGTATTGGTGCTGGTTCAACACCGCAAACACACAGGACATATATTCATACTGACGGTAATGTGTATATACAAAGCGTCTCCAATACGACAAATCCAAATGAATTTATCACTTTTGGCTTTAAATTCATATCGGCACAGGAGGGATAAAAGTGAAATGGATATATAGATACGATGAAAAATTCAATTACATTCCAGGAGGAGAAATAGAAATTGAAGAAGATGCAGATATTCCAGAAGGGTATACAGATGTAAGACCTCGAGATGGCTTGTATAAAGGTAAATACAATGAAGAGAAAAGGGCTTGGTATGAGTCGGCAACAGAAGAATACATTGATCACTTTCAGGCAAAGCCGCTGCCTCGATCAGATATTGATCTATTAAAAAAGCAAAACGCCGATTTGCTTCAGCAGCTGGCAGAGTCAGAAAAGAGAGTAAAAGAACAATCAAAAATAACATCAGAACTTGTCATGTTGCTCAATGAAAAGGGGGGCATTTAATTGGATTGGTTTCGTAGTATTTCATTGTTCTATCAATGGAAGTGTTATGAAAATGAAGATGTAGCAAAATTTGTTCGTTTCGAAAAGATTACGCCGGAACAATACAAAGAAATAACAAAAGAAGAATATCCAACAAACGCTGAATAGGCGTTTTTATTTTGCCTTCTTTAAGGATGCGCAAAGTGAGGGAGTAGGTGAGTGTAGTGGAAATGGATTTGACTCAATATTTAATGACACAAGGCCCATTTGCTGTGCTCTTTTGCTGGATTTTGTTTTATGTTCTCAACACAACAAAGGAACGAGAAAACAAGCTCAATGAGCAAATCGAGGCGCAAAATGATGTGTTAGCGAAGTTTAGTGAGAAGTATGACGTCGTCATCGACAAACTCGATAAAATTGAACGGAATTTAAAATAGGAGGAAAAATCATGAAAACATTCGACAAAGGCACTGTGATTCGCACAGTGCTTCTTTTTATTGCGCTCATCAATCAAACGCTTGTGATGTTTGGACAAACGGTGCTGCCGATTAGTGAGGAGCAAGTGCAAACCGTAGGAGAGGCACTATATGTTGCAGGTTCCACGATTTTCACTATGGTCACTGCGGTGATCGCTTGGTTTAAAAACAATTATGTGACCTATAAAGGTCAATTGCAAAAAGATGCCCTGAAACAAAGAGGGTTAACAAAATAATTCTTGAAGGAGACACAATATGGTTAAAATCATTCAAGCGATCATCCCAAAACAAAATCGCAACAGACCAGGAAACATGATGAAGCCGCTCTATATTACGGTGCATAATACATCGAACACTGGACGGGGGGCCGATGCTGCGAATCATGCAGCGTTTGTTGCTCATGCAAGTACCGGGGTTAGCTGGCATTACACTGTCGATGATCAGGTCATCTATCAGCATTTACCGTTAAACGAAAACGGCTGGCACGCAGGGGATGGCAGAGGAACCGGCAATATGAAATCAATTGGAATTGAGATTTGTGAAAATGAAGGTGGTAACTTTGAGCAAGCCGTTGAAAACGCCCAATGGCTCATTCGAAAACTGATGGGAGATTTAGGAATTCCTTTATCAAACGTGGTGCCGCATAAGCATTGGAGCGGGAAAGAATGTCCGCGTAAGCTGCTAAATCGGTGGGATGGCTTCAAAGCTGGTATTGCATCAGCACCTACAAGTCAAATGACAACAGCTAAACCTGTGAAAGAAACATCTAACAAAAACATATCAACGACATCAACATCTAAAAGCAACAAGGTCAAAAAAACATACAGTTTGCCTGCAGGTATTTTAAAAGTGACGAAGCCTCTTACAAAAGGGTCAGCCGTAGTAGCAGTACAACAAGCCTTAGCATCGATTTATTTCTATCCTGATAAGGGGGCAAAAAATAATGGGGTTGATGGATACTACGGCCCCAAGACTGCGAATGCAGTGTCTCGATTTCAAATGATGCATGGGTTAATCCCTGATGGCGTATATGGTCCAAAGACAAAAGAGAAATTAAGTAAAGCCATAGAAGTTTAAAACACGAGAATGAATAATGAATTCTTATTTATTATCAAAAAGTGAAAAAATCCCCTCTTAAACCCTTATAAATTGTATAATAATGTAAAAGGAGGGTTTTTTATGAATAGAATATTATTAATAATGTCTCTTTGTTTCATTGTCATGTTCCATTTTAATATGGAAAAGGTTGCAGCTAAGACCATTTATCGAGAAGTAGAAGTCGATTTCATCATGACGGAACAGGAAAAAGATCTGTGGGTACCAGGAGGTCAAAATAATCCTGAACAATATCCATCTACACACGGTTACCAATTTTCTATACTAAATGCAGAGGGCTGTACTTTAGAGGTGACACTCTACAGAACATCCTTATCAGGAACGGATTTTCCGTCATCAGTGAAAGAGTATGTGGGTAATCAATATGATCTAAGTGCAACAGACCAAATTTTATCAAGTGGGCGCTACATTTATAGACCTCATGGTATTAAACTGACCAAAAAAGAAGGCTGTGGGAATGATGTTGAGATAAAAGGAGTCTTCGGTTATCAAATTCAAGAACCAGACAGATAAGCTTTTTTATTTTCATCGTAATGATGGTGGATAAGATTGAATGAAAAAGGCCTCCCACACACCTAGCCTAACTTCGCTAGGTGTGTGGCAATCTTCTTCATGTTCTGACAGGCAGCTGTGAGAAGCACTTGCTCACTCACATTTTGTTTTCCCCTCAACCGGCAGTAGCGAAGCCCACCCAGTTGTTTTGAACCTGCAAAGATTAGCTCTA